GGAAACTGCTGGGATAACAGCCCCATGGAACGCTTCTTCCGCAGTCTGAAAACAGAATGGGTGCCAACGAATGGTTACGCAGGCAAGGACGAGGCCCGGCAGCAAATTAATGATTACATATTGAACTACTACAACAGCGTCAGACCTCACCATTATAACGGTGGGCTGACGCCGGAAGAGTCAGAGAACAGATACCATTTTTACTGTAAAACCGTGGCCAATATTACTTGACCACTACATTTAGACATAAACGCATATGGTTCGGCAAACAAGACGATTATTAAAGATAAAGGAACAATGTCAGTTTTAACGAATGCTAAAGCTGATGCGACCCGAATAGATAACGGCGGGGGAATGGATGTTACCGGAAACGCGACCAATACCATAATCAATGGTGGTACACAGAATATTAATAATCATGGTATTGCCACGGGTACCAATATCAACGGCGGAACGCAAAATATCAAGAGCGGCGGGAAAGCTGACACGACAATTATATCCTCCGGGAGCCGGCAGGTTGTTGAGAAAGATGGTACGGCAACTGGCAGCAATATTAGCGCCGGAGGCTCGCTGATTGTCTATACCGGTGGTATTGCACATGGGGTTAACCAGGAGACGGGCAGTGCTTTAGTTGCCAACACGGGCGCAGGGACTGATATTGAAGGATACAACAAGCTCTCTCACTTCACTATTACCGGAGGGGAGGCTAATTATGTTGTGCTGGAAAATACCGGCGAACTGACGGTAGTGGCTAAAACCTCGGCGAAAAATACTACCGTTGATGCTGGCGGTAAGCTGATTGTCCAGAAGGAGGCTAAAACAGATACCACCAGACTTAATAATGGTGGCGTTCTGGAGGTTCAGGACGGTGGTGAGGCTAAGCATGTTGAGCAACAATCCGGCGGCGCATTAATTGCTTCCACAACTTCCGGAACCCTTATCGAAGGAACCAACAGTTATGGTGATGCTTTCTACATCAGGAATTCAGAAGCTAAAAATGTAGTGCTGGAAAACGCTGGCTCATTAACAGTCGTCACTGGTTCCCGGGCAGTTGATACGATTATTAATGCCAACGGCAAAATGGATGTTTATGGAAAAGATGTTGGCACTGTACTCAATAGTGCTGGCACCCAAACAATATATGCCAGTGCCACTTCTGATAAAGCAAATATCAAAGGTGGCAAGCAAACGGTATATGGATTAGCCACTGAGGCAAATATCGAAAGTGGTGAACAAATTGTTGATGGTGGGTCAACAGAGAAAACACACATCAATGGTGGCACGCAAACCGTTCAGAATTATGGTAAGGCAATCAATACCGATATCGTCTCTGGCCTACAACAAATTATGGCAAACGGGACAGCGGAAGGTTCCATTATTAATGGGTGTTCACAGGTAGTTAATGAGGGCGGTCTGGCTGAAAACTCGGTGCTTAATGACGGCGGCACACTCGATGTGCGGGAGAAAGGCAGCGCAACGGGGATACAGCAGAGTAGCCAGGACGCTTTGGTTGCAACCACCAGGGCGACGCGGGTCACAGGAACACGCGCGGATGGCGTCGCGTTCAGCATCGAGCAGGGTGCGGCGAACAATATCCTGCTGGCAAATGGCGGCGTGTTAACCATGGAGTCAGACACCTCTTCTGACAAAACACAGGTCAATACGGGCGGACGGGAGATCGTCAAAACAAAAGCCACTGCGACAGGCACGACGCTCACCGGCGGCGAACAAATCGTCGAGGGGGTGGCGAATGAGACAACGATTAACGACGGCGGAATACAAACAGTTTCAGCTAACGGAGAGGCAATAAAAACAAAGATCAATGAAGGCGGTACGCTGACAGTTAACGATAATGGCAAAGCGACAGATATCGTCCAGAACAGCGGTGCCGCTCTCCAGACGAGCACGGCTAACGGTATTGAAATCAGCGGTACTCACCAGTACGGCACTTTTTCCATTTCCGGCAATTTAGCGACCAATATGTTGCTGGAAAATGGCGGTAATTTATTGGTATTAGCAGGTACCGAAGCTCGCGACTCCACGGTTGGCAGCGGTGGAGCCGCCAACGGCAGTTATCGCAGCAACGGGCTGGGCGGTCACATTGAAACCGGGATGCGATTTACCGATGGTAACTGGAACCTGACGCCGTATGCATCGTTAACGGGGGTTCATCGCTGATAACCCTGAATATCATTTATCCAATGGCATGGAATCGAAATCAGTCGATACCCGCAGTTTATATCGTGAACTGGGTGCAACGCTGAGTTACAACATGCGTCTGGGGAACGGTATGGAAGTTGAGCCGTGGCTGAAGGCGGCTGTGCGCAAAGAATTTGTCGATGATAACCGGGTGAAAGTGAATAGTGACGGTAATTTCGTCAATGATTTGTCGGGCAGACGTGGAATATACCAGGCAGGTATTAAAGCCTCATTCAGCAGTACGTTAAGCGGGCATCTTGGGGTGGGGTATAGCCATGGTGCCGGTGTGGAATCCCCGTGGAACGGGGTAGCTGGTGTGAACTGGTCGTTCTGACCATCAACGAAAAAGCCCACATCTGTGGGCTTTCATGTCACCAGGAGCCGCGGCTCCTTTGCGTATCCTTTTATGTCTCTTCACCGTCTGGTCGGTGTCCTGCTGAGACTGCTAACTTCCTGTTTTTATTGGTGTTGTCCTTATACCGTCCAATCATGATTGGTGGGCTGGCGGAGTTTGAATAAATATTGTATTGCTTTGATTTTTAATGATTTTGTTTAATTCAGTTTTTGTGCGTATACCTAATCGTATACCAATGGCTGTAAGTTAATGTGAAATGAAAGCGCATTTTTACTTGGATTGATGCTATATCGTACAGGAAAAAAATTTTTTTTCGAAAGAACTGTTCACACTGTTCACCTTTCTTTTTTCTCCTTTTATTTCAGAGTGATAGGTGGTGAATAATGGGTGAAGGGTGAACATTCGATTCTTCACCTCCGGCATTCTGCCGGTGTGACTCATACCGGTGATTAATCCCCCGTACTGAAATCACTCAGGAAGAAAAAAGTTTTTTTTGATTTGATTGTTCACACTGTTCACCTTTCGTTTTTCTCTTTTAATTTCAGTGTGATAACGGGTGAATATACGGTGAAGGGTGAACAGTGGATTGTTCACCTTCGGGGGATGTCGGGATAAAAAAAGACCGGCAGATGCCGGTCAGGTGGGTCAGGCTGTTGCAGGGTCGTCACATTTTGGCAGCCAGTCGCCGTAGCTTTCCTCTTTCAGCGTCAGGTTGGTCTGTATCCCCTGTTTGGTATGGCGCTTCTCGTAATTCAGCCCGTATTCCTTCAGCATCACCGGCAGCCCCAGCCCGAACATTTTCAGACTGAGTACATTCCGGTAGCCGTTTGCCTCCATGTAGGCCAGATAGGCGTGATAGAGGTATTTACGGTAATTACGCGGGATGATACTGGCGTTCCCCATATACATGCCGCTGGTCTGCGGCAGGGTTTCCAGATAGCCGATAAAATCAAACGTCGGGTCGGCATCCCGTTTGATGTTCAGCGCCTCGTCTGAGTTCTGCTGGGACTGAAGCAGTGACCGGGCGAGCATCGGGTCGCTGAACTTCTGCATCAGGTGACGCACGATGACCGCCAGCTCGCGGGTGATTTTGTCCTTAAGCTGCGGGTCGCGCTCCTGCGGGGCTATCTGTTCCGGGAAGTGAATAATCACCCGCCGGCGTGACACGCCGCCGCTGCGGTCGGTGAAGCGCATCGGGTTATTGTTCACGGCCAGAATCACCGCCGGGATATGCGTGGAGTACGCATCCCGGTATTTCGGATCCACGGACACCGCATCGCCGCCGGTGATGGCCTTGAGTCCGGCACCGTCGCCGCTCCATTTTTCCTGGTCCGGCAGGCGTATCAGTGAGAAGCCAGTTAACGCGGCACGTTCACGCGGGGATTCCAGCGTCTCAATGGTGGCCGACGTGGCGTTATCCTCCCCGGCCAGCAGGGTGGCTATTTCGGCCATGATACTTTTGCCGCTGCCGCCGGGACCGGTCACCTCCAGAAAGAGCTGCCAGTCGTAGCGGTTTGCCAGCACCATAAACAGTGCGGCCAGAATCACGTCGCGTTTTTCCGCACGGCCACCGGCGGCACGGTCAAGCCAGCGCCAGAACGCGGGGGCGTGGGTTTCCAGCGTTTCCCCTTCCACCGGCGGGGTGAAATCCACATCGCACAGGGTACGCATCCAGTGTGACGGACTGTGCGGGTGGAACGTGCCGTTCTGCGTGTCGAGCACGCCGTTACGAAAGCCAATCAGGCGGCGGGAGGGGGCTTCCTGCTGCGGAATAATCAGCTTCAGGGTGTCCACCACGGAGGCCACCTTCCCGGAGGAGAACGGCGCGCGCAGACGCTGAAACAGCCCGGCCACATCCCGGGCAAAGTCCTGTGGCGGCAGCACCTTCCAGACACCATTTTCATAACGGGACAGAAGCTGGCCGTTGGCATCAACCGCGAGCGCCTCGCCGTAATGCTCATAGATACGCATGGCCTTTTCGCTGGTACTCATGGCGGAAAACTCTGCTTCGCTCATGGTGTCGAACGGGCTTTCAGCCGGTGGCCGGATAGCATCATAAATGGCCTTACGGGTGGCTTCCCCGCCGTACTGCGTGAAGGCATCATTCCAGTCACCGAAGACCGGCGGCAGTGCAACAACACCTTCACACGCATCTGCGGCTGCGGCGGCTTTTTTCTGGCCGTCACCGCTGAGGTCACGGTCAGCGGCAAGGACAATCTGACAGGCCGGATGCTTCTGCCGGGCAAGGCTGGCCAGAGAAAGGAGGTTCACGGAAGAAAGCGCCACCATCACCGTTTCACCGGTCAGGTGATGTACGGTAAGTGCGGTCGCGTATCCCTCCGCTATCCACAGACGTTTTCCGGTCTGATTCTGTCCTTCAAGGATGTGACAGGTGCCCCTGACCTGTCCGCCTTTCAGGGTGCGCTTACGGCCGTCAGCACTGATTAACTGAAGGTTAACCAGTTCGCCGCTGTCGTCATACAGTGGCACCACAAGGTCACCGGCGCGCCAGCTCACGCCACCGGCTCTGTGTGTGCCGGTCAGCATCCGGCATTCCCGGCCGGGAAAGCCCTTGCGGGTCAGGTAGGCGTTACCGGTTCCGGGACGGGTTTTTGCCATCAGGGTTTGTGCCAGTGCGGCGGCGTTCTTCCGGGCAGCGTCTGTTTCAGCAACGGCGGCGGCCGTCACTGCCAGGTCAGCCGGGGGCAGACTGCCGGTCACGGCAGCCACCTTTGCGGCCGCGTCGGACGGGGAAACACCAAACACCTTTTCAACCAGTTTCAGGCCGTCACCGGCACCACACTGATTGCAGTACCAGGTGCCGCGCCCCTCCCTGTCATCAAAACGGAAGCGGTCCCTCCCGCCACAGACCGGACAGGGCTGATGACGGTTTTTCAGCACCTGAATCCCCAGCGCCGGGAGAATACGCGGCCAGTGGCCGAGCGCATGGCTGACGGTGGCGGTTACGTTCATTTTCATGGTGTTGTTCTCCTTCAGTGCAGTACCGGCGCTTTTATGTGACGGGCACAGAGTTCATCCATCACAACCAGCCCGAGAAAGGACAGCGACGGCGCGGCCTTCAGGGGGCCGGATTCCATTAAATCTTCCAGCAGGGCACAGGCTATCTGACGCCCTTTTTCCTCACCGTGCTGGCGCAGATAAAAGCCCTCCAGCTCAGCGGCGATGGCCGCCTCCAGTGATTCAAGGGTGAGATGCGGGTAGCGGTGCTGACGTTCGCACACGGTCAGCCAGGCACAGGCGACAGCACGACGGTAAAGGGCTGCGCGTAAGACGGGCGGTAAGGGTGTTTTCATTTGCTTTCCTCCCTGTGACAGATGACTGCATTCCGTGCCGGTTGCATTAACTGATAAGGCATATCTGCGTCTCCTGAAGACGTGCGTATCCCTGCGCGAATACGCACATTTAATTTTTCGGGTGTCGTTTTTTAATTACAGATAATTGCGGTAACTGTTATCCGGGGTGATTTCCGGGTCAGGCTCCGTGCGGGGAATTTCCCGCCATTCCCGCGCCACCGGTGCCGCCCGGCTGACCGGAACAGGGTCCTGCGGGTAAATATCCAGATATTTCTCCCGCCATTTCTGTAATTCCGGGTCTCCGGCCATTTCTTTCAGTACCGCATGCCGGTTTACGGGGCTGCGTTTAAACAGGTCAGGACGGTCACAGGTAAATTCCCGCAGAAAACGCCCCAGCGGGATGTCTGTGGTGCGCCCGTCGGCGAGGATACGCACAAGGATACTGAATTTACGGCGGTACGGGTTCCAGACAATGTCCGGGCAGCGGTACGGCATTTCCCACGGAATACCGTCTTCCAGAATGCCGACCACGGCCACATCGGGAAAACCGGCAGAACGGTAAATCTCACCGGGCTGGGGAAAATCAAACATGCGTCCTGTCTCCCCGGTCTTTCTGCTGGGCGAGAAAATCGCGGCACAGGCCTTTGGCTTTCAGCTCATTCAGCACAAAATCAATATCTTCATTCAGGTAGCTGAAAATATGCGGAATGTAGAGCTGATGCAGGCCGGAGAGTTCACGGTGAATCAAATCACCCCCAACAAACTGGGATACGGCGCTGGCGCGGTTGAGCTTATGGTAAGCCTCAATGCTGAGGTGTTCACAGGCGTCATGACGCGCTGAGACGGTCTGAGGGGCTTTTTTATTACGCACGGGACACCTCCACCACCGGCAGACGGGCAGCAAGGGAGAGCACATAGTCACGGACAAAGGAACGGCGGGCACTGCGTTCATCACCGGCGACGGTGCGAAGCATACAGATACGGGGATGACGGTCTGCGCGACGGACAGCCGCAAACACAAAGACAAATTCAGGGTGTGAGGGGGTAAGGGTTGTAGCCATAAGGCAGCCTCCTTCGAGTAGCAAATAACTGCTATCGCCGGAGTTCTCACGCTCGATGGCGATAGCCCAGACGGGGGTGAGAATACCGGCCTCGAAGAATACCGGCCAGCCCGGAGGCTGCCCCGCCTGAGCTACCATTGACTCAGTGGCATAACATGCGATTGCGAACAGGATCATACCTGCACGGCAAACCACACGCCACACCATAATCTGGCGCTCTGTGGCGTTGATTGCGACACAAAAAAAGACGCATGGCGCGTCATATGTCGCCTTCGAGTTACACGGGTTCTCACGCCCGGCTGCCGATTTTGCGGCAACGGAAAGACTATATCCGCAAATGCCGGAAAAAGGCAAGCCAGAAAAAGGGAGTTTTTGCAGAGCGGGCATCATCATGCGTCATACCCCCGTTTGCGTCCGGCAATGCGCCCGGCCATCCATGCGGTGACTTCAGAGTGCAGCCAGGCCACATTTTTACCGCCAAGACTCACCTGCGGCGGAAATTCCCCCTTACGGATGAGTTCATAGATGGTCGAGCGTGACAGGCCGCACAGGTGCATCACTTCCGGCAGACGTAAAAAACGCTCCTGCGTGATGTCCGGCAGCGGCATCAGTGGCGTCACAGGGGCGGGAGACGGGGAAGAAAAAACAGCTTGCATCGGGCTACCTCGTTAATGTCCATACAGCACCGGATAAGTCCGTCCGGCTTCGGGTAGCGCTTTATTTTGTGAATATTTTTGGCAGACGCAACAGGGGGGATTTGTTCCGGCAGCCTTACAATGCTTGTGTATTTTTTGTTCATCTCCACTTAAAGTCATTTAAAGCCACTTAAAGCAATTCGTAATTTTTATAGTGAAATACAAATCGTTTTTTCTTATTCATTCCCGGCGAATTAATAAAAACAAACAGTAATAAACAGCACAAAAAGCCCATCAACGGGTGAACAGTGGTGAACAGACGGTGAACAGTCATTACTGCGATTATTCACCCTTTAACTTACTGTATTACTTATCTTTTTTCTTATGGTGAACAGAGGTGAACAGTAAAATATAAAAAAACAAACAGTAAGCCGGTTTTTCCTGCGACCTTTTCCTGGCTTGCCGGTCTGAGGATGAGTCTCCTGTGTCAGGGCTGGCACATCTGCAATGCGTCGTGTTGTTGTCCGGTGTACGTCACAATTTTCTTAACCTGAAGTGACGAGGAGCCGGAAAATGTCTGACAACACCATCCCTGAATATCTGCAACCCGCACTGGCACAACTGGAAAAGGCCAGAGCCGCCCACCTTGAGAACGCCCGACTGATGGATGAGACCGTCACGGCCATTGAACGGGCAGAGCAGGAAAAAAATGCGCTGGCGCAGGCCGACGGAAATGACGCTGATGACTGGCGCACAGCCTTTCGTGCAGCCGGTGGTGTCCTGAGCGACGAGCTGAAACAGCGCCACATTGAGCGCGTGGCACGCCGGGAGCTGGTACAGGAATATGACAATCTGGCCGTGGTGCTGAATTTTGAACGTGAACGCCTGAAAGGGGCGTGTGACAGCACGGCCACCGCCTACCGGAAGGCACATCATCACCTTCTGAGTCTGTATGCAGAGCATGAGCTGGAACACGCCCTGAATGAAACCTGTGAGGCGCTTGTCCGGGCAATGCATCTGAGCATTCTGGTACAGGAAAATCCGCTCGCCAACACCACCGGCCATCAGGGCTACGTCGCACCCGATAAGGCTGTCATGCAGCAGGTGAAATCATCGCTGGAACAGAAAATTAAACAGATGCAAATCAGCCTCAGCGGCGAGCCGGTTCTCCGGCTGACCGGACTGTCAGCGGCAACACTTCCGCACATGGATTATGAGGTGGCAGGCACACCGGCACAGCGCAAGGTGTGGCAGGACAAAATAGACCAGCAGGGAGCAGAGCTTAAGGCCAGAGGACTGCTGTCATGATTTACTGCCCGTCGTGTGGACATGTTGCTCACACCCGCCGCGCACATTTCATGGACGATGGCACCAAGATAATGATTGCACAGTGCCGGAATATTTATTGCTCTGCGACATTTGAAGCGAGTGAAAGCTTTTTCTCTGACAGTAAAGATTCAGGAATGGAATACATTTCAGGCAAACAGAGATACCGCGATTCACTGACGTCAGCCTCCGGCAGTATGAAACGCCCGAAAAGAATGCTTGTTACCGGATATTGTTGTCGGAGATGTAAAGGCCTTGCACTGTCAAGAACATCGCGGCGTCTGTCTCAGGAAGTCACCGAGCGTTTTTATGTGTGCACGGATCCGGGCTGTGGTCTGGTGTTTAAAACGCTTCAGACCATCAACCGCTTCATTGTCCGCCCGGTCACACCGGACGAACTGGCAGAAAGCCTGCATGAAAAACAGGAACTGCCGCCAGTACGGTTAAAAACACAATCATATTCGCTGCGTCTGGAATGAGGGCTGCCGGTTAACACCAGCCGTCGCCGCACACCGTATTTTTATTCTTCAGCATGATGAGAAAGAGATAACGATGGAAAGCACAGCCTTACAGCAGGCCTTTGACACCTGTCAGAATAACAAAGCAGCATGGCTGCAACGCAAAAATGAGCTGGCAGCGGCCGAACAGGAATACCTGCGGCTTCTGTCAGGAGAAGGCAGAAACGTCAGTCGCCTGGACGAATTACGCAATATTATCGAAGTCAGAAAATGGCAGGTGAATCAGGCCGCCGGTCGTTATATTCGTTCGCATGAAGCCGTTCAGCACATCAGCATCCGCGACCGGCTGAATGATTTTATGCAGCAGCACGGCACAGTACTGGCGGCCGCACTGGCACCGGAGCTGATGGGCTACAGTGAACTGACGGCCATTGCCCGAAACTGTGCCATACAGCGTGCCACAGATGCCTTGCGTGAAGCCCTTCTGTCCTGGCTTGCGAAGGGGGAAAAAATTAATTATTCCGCACAGGATAGCGACATTTTAACGACCATCGGATTCAGGCCTGACGCGGCTTCGGTGGATGACTGCCGTGAAAAATTCACCCCTGCGCAGAACATGATTTTTTCGCGTAAAAGTGCGCAACTGGCATCACGTCAGTCTGTGTAAAATTCCCCGAAAACCCGCTTGTTTTTACTGAAAAAAGCCATGCATCGATAAGGTGCATGACTTTGCATGCGTTTTCCCGCCCCATTATCAACAAAACACGCCATTCCCGGCGCGGCCTGAGCGTGTCAGTGCAACTGCATTAAAACCGCCCTGCAAAGCGGGCGGGCGAGGCGGGGAAAGCACTGCGCGCAAATGTTGATGTGTTCAATTTTTTCAAAGTCTGAGAGCGCAATTGAGTTTGCTCGCTTCATCTACGACAATAAGTTAGAGTAGTGATTAGAAAGGGGAATGTTTAATATTATTGAGTTAAAGTTATTTTTGTGTTTTGGATGACTCTATTGATGTGTTTATGATAGTGTTATTTTTACGGAGTGGATGGAGGATTAATTTCATTTAATGCATTAACATAATGCATGTGTTTTAATGTGGCTGTTAAATATTGTGGCGGTTTTTTAGGCTATAAAAACATTTGTGTGCTTCTTATTTTTTTTATTTATATTTTTGTGGGGTAATTTCAACATATGAAGAAGCGAACCATTCTACAGGTTTTTTGTTTTTCAATTCTTCTGTGTCAAAATTATCATCTGGTGTTGACCTAAATGTAATATAATAAACGCCTGGCTTATTTAATCCAACAATATAGCTAAGGGTTTTTTCTGCTCCTATTAAAACATGTGTCTTTGATAATGATTTACTTTTTGATTCTGGATAGTGTTTTTTATCTCTCAAAGATGTATAGAGATTTGGTGTAAAAGATTGAGATTGTTCAACTTTATCGCCATTTGCGCTTACTTTGTACACAGTTAAAGCTCCTTTGGATGTGTCAAAGGATAATGGTCGTTTGCCGTTATTTTTTATGGTTACATTAATAATCATTCCTAGCTGTGTTTTTAACGGGATAACATTAATAGCAATACTGCTAGAGTCAGTGCCCTTAATTTGCTCTTTTATTTGTTTTAAATCTTCGTTAGCCTTTTTTAGTTGGATTTCCGCATTTTTGGCCATTTGTAATGCGTCAAAGGTATACAACGACCACGCGCCACCAATTATGATAGCTAGCGAAATGACGATGTAATGGATACCTGATAAAAAATTATTAGATTTATCATGGTTATCCCACCATTTTTTTATGAACTTCATCATCCTCTTAAATGCCTTCAAAGTCGTCTGGTTCTACATCATCATCATAGCGTTTTTTATTGGGGTTTGTAGAGGTGTTTTTTGTGTTTAGTTTTTGTGCAGGAACTTTTAATGCTAATCCATTTTTTACTTCCTCAAAGTTTTCATCATGTTTTACTTTATTAATTAATAAAGATATTGCTTCATAGTTGTTGTCGAAAAATATTTTGTCATTTTCATCTGCGAAAGATGGCTCAATATTGAACATTATAAGAAATGTGCAGATAACTAACAGGCTTTTTTTACGGCTTCCAGATATTTTTGCCCAAAGATCTCCTGGTGAAAGAAATACCTGTTGTGTCGTTACCGTAAATGTTCTACTTTTTCTTAGTTCTTTATATGTATCTTCAAAGAGAGATAATAATTTATCATCATCGAAATGATAGTTGTCATTGTTAGCGATTGTTTGAGCAATAGCTTCAATTTTATTTATTATTATGGAGTATTGAGCAATGTCAAGATTGTTAATCCCTTCTGTTTGCTCAATCCGTGAGGAAATATAAGCTTCATTATCTGATATAAATGCAACAGATAACCAGTGATTAAGCTCTTTCCAGTGCTCGTTTGCTGAGAAAACAGTTTGATTAGCCCTGAAACTATTATTTATGGCTAATGGAAGTTTGTCACGAAACTGCGTTTTTCCCCATTCAACTTTACGTCTAAGGGTAAATTTAAGCAATTTTTCATCTGTTGTTCCATCAACATTGAGTAATGTTACATTTTCCATATCTTTATAAGGACCAGATATGATCCTGCCGACCACTATTCTCCTTGCATCTAGAGTTATAATTATATCACCGACTGACATTTCATTAATGAAACGTAGAACTTGGCCTGCTTTATTAGATGCAGATGCAAGTGTTTCCTTTTTTTCAAGCAAAGTTTGTTTGTAATTATAAACGAGTTTAATCACTTCATCTTTATTACTGAGGGTCTGATCGCTAAATTCCATAGCGTCAATGTGCCCAATAGCTGCTATGGAGTTGTGCACAAAGTGGTCATAAAACATACCGCCATCACCAGATCGAACAACCCAAAATTTTGAATCTTTAGGAATATCTTGAATGTACATTTCAAATCCTTGCTATGTATCTCAAATGAACAAAACTACCAAATTAGGAGACGGGCCACTTATTTCTAATAGATGAGAATTGCGAAACACATTGTTCCCCCCACCATTCCATCAATTCTTTACGCTGAGTAAGATAAACTGAGCGGTTGTACGCGCGTCGAACTTCATTTTTATCAATATGAGCAAGTGCAGCTTCAATTACATCTGGGTTGAATCCAAATTCATTCATTGCCGTGCTGGCTATTGAGCGCATTCCATGGGCAACCAGTTTACCTCCATAACCTATCCGTTTCAAAGCAGCATTCGCCGTTTGACTGTTCATTGACTTCTTCGGGTCACATCTGCTGGGAAAAATGAATTCTCGGTGGCCACTAATTGGCTTCATAACATCGAGTATATTTAACGCTTGTGGTGATAAAGGAACAATGTGCTCACGCTTGGCTTTCATCCGTTCTGCGGGAATTGTCCATAGTTTTGTTTCAAGATCGATCTCTACCCATCGAGCACCGGCAGCTTCAGATGGGCGTACAAGTGTCAGGAGTTGCCATTCAATTAGACAGCGAGTTGGAATAGAAAGATTTGACATAGCTAAAGAACGCATCAGCTTAGGTAACTCTTCAGGCCGCAGTGTTGGCATGTTTTGCTTTTTGGGTTTTTCAAAAGCCATACCAATGCCTGATGCTGGATTAGTATCAATCAAACCAGTGTTAATCGCATAAATCATTATTTCGTTAATACGTTGTACTAGGCGACGAACTGTTTCCAGTGCTCCGCGAGCTTTGATTGGTTCAAGTGCTTCAACTAGTGTTCGGGCTTTGATTTGCTGAACGGGGATCTCGCCAATAGCAGGGAGTACGTCTTTTTCCAATGAGCGCCAAATATCCTTTGCGTAATCAGGAGTAACACTTTTGCTTTTGAGCAAGAACCAGTTAGAGGCGACCGCTGAAAAAATACTGTTAAGCACGATTTTCTGCTGCTCCTCTGCAACTTCAGCTTGTATTTGCGGGTCAATTCCATTGGCTAATAAGGAAAGGTATTCAGCCCTTAACCTTCGGGCATCACCAAGCGATAAGGCAGGGAAGGCCCCAAGCCCCATCATTGTTCGCTGTTTTGTTGTTGGACGTTGATAACGGAAACGCCAGAGTTTTTTCCCGTTTGTTTTCACTATCAGGAAAAGCCCCTCGCCATCATGCAGTGTTAGATCCTTCTCTAAAGCTTTAGTCCGCAGAATTTCAGTGTTGGTCAGAGGACGTGTTGTCCGTGCCAC